GTTTTTGTTGCTGGTGTCCAATCTGTTGGTTTTGATCTAAAGAAATACCAACCTTTTACCTGTAATTTGCTATTGTCGGGACTGTTAAGTGAGTGATGAATAGCGTGATTATTTGTACGATTTCCTTGTATTTCTTCTGCCGCATCTGCCATTGATTTCCACATCTTTTTACGCCCTAATGTTGGATTGATTCCATATACAGCACCACGAACATTTACTCTCTTTTCTATTACTTTAGGTGTTTCACCTTTCCAAGCCCATCTATATCCAAGTGCTTGAAATGTCACACCTTTAATGCAAGCAATTATCCCAGTTTTTCCCTTTTTATTTCCACAACTATCAGCAGCAATTCCTACACTCTCATAGTCTCTAACCCATTCACCTTCTAATGTATAACAACTCACTGCTTTGGAATGTGGATGATTTGCCCAATACTTTTTTGGTTTCTTTACACCATCACCACCTAATGTAATGTTATATCCATTCTTACCACAAGTATCAAGTTTGTTTATCCAAAAGGTTTCACGTTCATTAACATTATCATCGCTACATTCTTCCAATACTCTAAACTTAAAGTTATCTGCTCCGTACTTACATATGGCACGAACAATAGGCATAGAGTGAGATGAATTGTTCTCTGCTAAATTATCCTTACTTCTTGCGTTCTGTAGGTGTTGCTTCCATCTATCATATGGGTTGGGTTGTGTAGTCTTTCCCACATAGAGTTTGCTATTCTCAAGGTTGGTGATTGAGTAGATGTATGCCACTGAATTGATGAAAAATGTACTTGCGTTATTTATATTTAAGTGCTGAAATAATGATATTAGTTTTCCACAATGTTGTGGAAAAAGTATAATAAATGTGTGGAAAAACTGTTAGAATTGTGGAAAACTTATAGTCATTTAAATGTCTCTGGGGGTCGTTATCTTACAGGTCATTCTATCACACTCGCCCCCAAAATGTCAATACCCCCGCGTTCTCAAATCCCCACAATCCCCCCGCATAAATCCACCGACCCCTGATAAATACCCCCAGACCATTGACAAAAACCGCCCAGCATCTTATAGTAGTTTCATAACACACAGGAGCGAACTTATGTCAGTTGCATATCAGCAGGCACAGAAGCAGCGTTATAGGATTACTCTGGATCTATCAGTGTTCGGTGACTTCGACCCACACCAGATTGATTGGGAGAAGTTATTCAAGTTGGAACCTGCAGAGAAGTGTGATGCTTATGTTGAGGACCTAAGTACACCTGACCGATGGTAATTTGGTATCAATTTATACCATATAAGGCGTTTTTATTTTGTTAACATAAAGCATAAATAATCGGGTCTTTATGTTAACAAAATGAGAACACTAAAATATAAACATTTGGGCGACATGAGGATTATACGAGTCGCCCAAATAACCACTGATATTCTACCTCAACTGCAAGAGGTTATGCAACAGTTAGAGGAGAACGGTGAGGATAGTCGTGAGGTGATATTGCGCGTCTTAAGTGATATCGAAGACCGTCTGGGTAACTGAAACTTGGATCCTCTAAAGTGTACCTATAGTGTAAGGACAACCACAAACCACTAAGTGACTCAAATCGAACTGAACACCGCTATCGAGAATGCCTTCCAACTTTGTGCCGCTCAGAGTTGGGAACTGTTCGACGCCTGGTATGAGCGTCTGCACAATGTTCAGGTGATTGATAACATTGAGCACATCACAGAAATCGAAGCAGAGCATAACGAAACGAACCTCAATCTGATGCTCGCTGGTGTTATGCCTTCTGCCTGATTTCGTCTCTTAATTAACACTCACAACACACACAATGACTGTTACTTTCCAAGCAAATCTGACCGATACTGAGTATAACGGTTGGACGAATTATGAGACCTGGAATGTTGCTCTCTGGATTCAAAATGATGAGGGTTTCTATAGTCTTGCCCGTGAGGTAGGTAACTATGAAGACTTCGTAGATGCTCTGGAAGCGTGTTCTTTCAATTCCCTAAAAACGCCTGACGGAGTATCATTCAAAGACCCCAAGATTAACATCCTTGAGATTAACTCTGACGTGTTCGATTTCTGACCTTAAGTAACAACAAGGGGGGAATAAGATGCGCCCTATAAAGACACTTACTCAACACACACTGATTTACACTTTTCTTCTTCATTATGTCCAAGCAAGTTCTTCTTTCTCTGCTGGCACAAGGTAACAACGGCAGCGAAATTCTGTCCATTCTGGATGCAATCGTTGCTGATAATGTTGCTGGTTTCGATTATATCGAGTCGCCGCAACTTGAGTCGGCACTGGGTATTCCTACTCTGGAAGAGATTGCCTTCTGATTGTTAGTAACTGTATGCCCCTTGGTTGTTAGACAGAGCGTGAGCGATGTTGACACTGAGGGGCGTTTATGTTATGATTGGCAGTGATGCTTATCGGCAGTTAATTGCCGCCGATTTGTTATAGCGCCTCGCCGGGTTGTTATATGCCCCCCCATGCCCCCCCCCCCTTATTAAAAAAAGCAAACTACCCTATCCTACAGAGGTGAC